CTGCGGTCTCTTGTTGCAGAAAAACGTACAGCTCTGCCAGGCTGGCAAAGCCCCATCGCTCGCCCGTACGGGCACTTTCAAGAGAGGCACGCCGCGTCAACGCCCCTTCACGCTCTGCCTGCCATAGGCGCAGCAAATACGACACGTGGTGCCGCCGCTCCTCACTCATACGATCCGCTCTCGTTCCTATCGTGTATGGACGATTTGTAAACAGTCCACGATCCAAGTATACTACCTGGACGCAAAGGAAACGCGAAAGAAACGCGAAAAAACGGATTGTCCTTGGATTGCGGTGTGCTTGACGGGAGAATGAACGATGGCTCGCCTGTCGCTCTCGTTGCTGGGGCCGTTCCAGATGGAGTCGCTGAATTGCCCGTCATAGGACAAACACAGACAACGCTTGAGGGAACCTTAAAGCAGGTTGATAAAGGTCACAGGCTGAGATTCTTTGTCCGCTCACCCAATGCGAGCGCGACATTTAAAACGGCAATATTGCCGGATACTTCCGTAGTCCCTGCGGTTATACTCCATATGAAACTCTGGACACGATAAGGAGAAGAATACTTATGACTCCAGATGATATAAAAGATGCGGTTAAGGAAGCAATAATAGAATCGCGTGGGGATTTTTATATTAATCCAAAAGACCATTTTGAAGACCATGGATTTCTTGCTGGTATAAGAAAAGGCCTAAGGACAATTCGCAAAGGTAGTTTAACCGCGCTCGGTATGACGTTTGTAGCATTTATTATATGGGCGTTGAAAACATGGGTCATTACTCAACCACCGACACCATAGGAGGACGTATAAGACATGCTCTGGTTATTGGATAACGGTCACGGCAAGGATACACCCGGGAAACGCTCTCCTGTTTATGATGGTCTTCAACTCAGAGAATATGAATTCACACGCGATGTCGTCAATAGAATTGCTGGCTTGCTTCATTGGGCCGGCATAGAACACCGTATACTTGTCCCCGAAGAGAACAATGTATCGCTCTCAGAGCGCGTGAGGCGCGCTAACGCCTGGAACAGTGATTCCGTGTATATATCTGTTCATGCAAATGCTGGAGGCGGCCGGGGATATGAGGTCTATACATCTCCAGGACAAACAAAGTCAGATGAGATAGCAACCGAGTTTCTTGATTCATTTGCTCAAGTCTTCCCCGAAGCTCCTCCTCGTCTTGACATTTCGGATGGGGACCCCGACAAGGAAGAGGAATTTTATGTACTCGTTAAAACCGCCATGCCGGCAATTCTCACGGAATCATTCTTCATGGATACAAAGGTCGAGTGCATGAAATATTTAATGACAAATGAGGGCCGGCATTTAATAGCGTTCGCGCATTATATGTCAATAATAAACATAGAGAAGAGAGGACTGTGATATATGAAACTCACTTGGAACGATGTAAAAAAGACGCTCGGCAAAGGTGCTCCTCTTATAGGCACATTACTCGGAGGCCCTGCAGGGGGCGCCGTAGCCTCTCTGGTTGCTGGAGCTCTGGGCGTTGAGGATACTCCAGAGGGAATTAACGCCGCTCTCAAAAGTGACCCGAGTGTCTTGCTCAAGATCAAAGAACTGGAGTTCACCCACAAGACCAAGCTGGAAGAACTGGCGCTCGAAGAGACTAAGGCCCTTCTTGCTGATACTCAGAACGCCAGGCAGCGAGAAATAGAGATACAGAAGGCCGGGGGTTCTAACACGCTCATGTATATTCTAGGTTCTCTTATTGTAGTGGGATTCTTTGCTACAATTATCACCCTGATATTTAAGACCGTTGCAATTCCCACGGGGAGTCGTGATGCAGTCATGTTGCTTTTCGGTACTTTGACCGCATCCTTTGCGTGTGTGGTGCAGTATTTCTTCGGGAGTTCAAAGGGTAGTTCTGACAAGACGGCTATGATGGCAGGTAAAAAATAACAGGAGGCTTGTAATATGGATATTGAAGCCACGAGCAACGCTATAACAACGGCGACTCAGAAACTCAAGACCATCCTAACCTCGTTCGACACTGAGTTTGGGGAGAACGGAGACCCGGATAAGGCACAGAAGCTTCGGAAGTTTTACGACAAGTATGGTTTGAGCAACCCTCCGAAAACGCCTGAGTATACTGCTATGGGTAAAAAGGCGAAGTCGGATTATTTTCTTGAACTTCTACCCATTATCATCAGAGTCATTAGAATTGAAGCTATCCATGATGAGCTTGTATCCATAAACCCTGGCCCTGGTGCGTTCGGTTCACTCGCTAACTTGAAGATATGGGTACTTGCCAATATGGGACTCAATGGAGAATTGACTCCATTGGGGATTTCGATTAATAAGGACTGTGACGTACTCGCAGCCACAAGGGCAGCGCTTGAAACATTAATAGCTGATGGCACGTTAAAAACCCTAAGCGATACCATCACAGAATTCAGGGACGAAAACACAGCGCAGGTCCGTAATCTAGGAAATAACTAATGCCTGTTACAGATGTCGGTATAATAAAGCCCTGGAATGGGGTATCTGCGGGGGCAGAGATAGCAGACGACGGTGCGCTCCAGAATAAAGATCAACGCTTACTCAATGAAAGGTTTGACGTTGACCCTTCAAGTGCGGCAACTTGGGGGGATATTATAACAGGTGCGGCCGCTATAAACGTCAATGAGGATGGCGTACCCGTATCTCATATGGAGCTTGACAAGGGAGATGCAATATCACTTGCTGTTAGATTTTTAAAACAAACCATTGATATTACACAACCATTCAGAATTAAGATCGCCATGCGTAAGTCGTTTTTTAGTACGACCCATTTTGCAATTATGCTTTCTGGATATTCAGCCGACCCAACTGGGAATGATTTAGGGAACCGTCTTACATTTAATTTTCTCCAGTCTGCAATAAGTGCGGTACGTATCCATTATTTTACTCCTGGTGGAGTACAAACGGAATGGGATGGCTCTAACTGGCTTACAGGATCACAAACAGTATCATTCCCGACGGGTGTCTGGAAAAATGCTTACCTAATAAGTGACGGGACATCCTGGCACATTGAACTAGATAACGAAGACGGTTCACAACAAACTTCAACCACTCCCGTAACATGGGCGAATACCCGCGTCCTCGGCGGTGGAGAATCAGCTTATCTGGTTTTAGGTGATAACCTTAACGCTAGTGGTACGCTGGGAGATGCGTCGTTTGCCAGTGTTGAAGTATGGCCTACGGAAGCAGCAACTACCTTTCTTACCTCTGCGCAAGATGGCACGACTAAACCATACTCCACTAGCGAACCGTTTAATTCGGAGCAAATAACGGTTCAACTGGATAGGACTCCAGCAAGCGCACCAGAAATCAAAGTGGCCGTAAATGTAGACGGCGGGGGATTCGGCCCATTTATCAATGTAGACCCGCCCCCGATAGCCGGAGAAACCGGTTTGTTTAAATTTGCGGCCGGCACGGCATTCGCTCCCGGTTTATCTGTAGTCTTGAAAGTTCAAATCAACTCCCCCGATACAAGTACACGGCTCAGGGTTCTTGCGGTTAAGATCGATGGCGTGACTATAGCGGGCGGTGTTTGCGACTTTCCCGCTGAATCTGATGTGCGCTTCCCTGTAGTTTATGATAATGGTAACCTTACTGGAGAGCTTATCCCGACCACAATAACATTACCCCTTGAAATAATAGAACTCCCTGGATTGGAGGTTGTAGAACTATGAGTTTTCGAATACTTGAGTTCGTGACGGATGATACAGTGACTTTGCCATATCAGTTGAAGGAGAACGGCCTTCCCAAGGACATAACCGGACTCACCTTTGAGTTCGCCGCCAGGGAACTCCCTGGTTCAGCGGTATATAAAATAGACCCTGTCGTGGCCGATATTGACGATGTCGCAACCGGACTTTTCTCGTTCGCGATCGATCTCCCCGCCGCACCTTTTAATGGAGTATACGAGATAGTTATGAAATCCGGAGCTGACGAGACCACGCTGACACCGCCTGGCGGTATCGAAATAACGGTATCACAGGATATCATAAGACCATGAGGAACAAAACTGTACGGATTTATAGTGATATTCTACGTCGGATTCTATGTTATAATGAACATCGTACACAGGGAAAGGCGGGAATGACCTCTATATAGCATGAGGACTTGACTTTTATATGGAAAAAAGGCACAATCAGATAAGTCTTTTTAAGGATAACGCCGAGACGGAGGGTGAAATGAACGAGAGTTCACAGGTTGTATATCTAGCCGAACCCGGTTTCCTTGTCCCCTACCTTGAAAAAATAGAGAACGCCGATCCCTCAAAGATGAAGAATATTCTGGACTTTATGGAATCAAAGGATGAACTTCCGTCCATCCTCTCCATAGTTGACGGCGTGGCATTCATAACCATAGATGGTCCCCTGACTAAAGACCCTCCTTCCTTTATAGCCAGGTTCTTCGGTTTCGGCGGGACATCCTATACAGATATAATCGCCGCCGTGGAAAAAGTTTCAGCGGATGAATCCGTGGACGAGGTACGCCTTCTCATGAACACACCCGGGGGCGAGACCGTCGGTGTCGACGAGGTCTTCCAGGCCGTGCGAGCTCTGTCCGAAAAGAAGCACGTCACGGCCGAGAACCACGGAATTATCGCTTCCGCCGGCTACTGGATAGCCGTGGCCGCTAACGATATCGTCTCGACCGCCCCGACGAACATGACTGGTTCCATCGGGACAATTGCCATCGGCATAGACCGGAGCAAATTCGAGAACGAGTTAGGCATCAAGACCGTGCGAATAATTTCCAGGCAGAGCCCTAAAAAAGGCGACATCCATACAAAGGGAGGCCGGGATGAACTTCAGGATCGTGTGGACGCCTTGACAAGGGTATTCATCCAGCGCGTATCCGAGGGCCGGGGAGTCTCGGAGGAAACAGTAGCGAGCGATTTCGGCCGGGGCGGAATGCTTGTCTCTCAGGACCCGGACGAGGAACACCCCGACGCCATGTCCGTCGGGATGATAGACGGACTTATCCCCGGGTTCAGCGAGGCCTCGAGCGAGACAGACACATTCTCCGGCACTCCACCCTTCAAGGACTTCCCGATAGTCGATAAACGATGGGATGCGGACGCGGCTGTCAGGCGTGTTCGCAAATTTACCGGGTCGACAAAGGAACCCTCGCAATCTTACAGACAGGCCTTCTTCTGGTTCGACCCTAAAAATACCGAGGACTTCACGGGCTATAAACTCCCGTTAGTGGATGTCGTAAATGGAAAGCTCGTTGCAGTCAGGCGCGGAGTGTTCGCGGCAAACGGCGCCATGTCCGGAGCGCGCGGCCAGCGCGTGGATATACCTGAATCCGACAGGCCGGCGGTCCAGAGGCACATAGACCGCTATATAAAGAAGACAGAGAAGCTTGACGAGCAGAAGAAAAAACGAACAGGTTCATCAAGCACTATAAACCCCGCAGTAGCGGGAAACAATCATACGGAGGGTCATATGGAAACATTAGAGCAGTTCTTTGCCGAAAACCCGACGGCCAGGGCAGAACATGAGCGCGCCCTCTCGACGGCCAGGGCAGAGGGAGTAAAGTCAGCAACGGAGGGATTCGCCGCCAGGGTAGAGGCTGTCAAGCCTTTTATAGGCAATGCCGAATACCCTGACAAGATCACGTCATTCGCTATGGATGTCCTTTCCGGCGACATCAACATCGAGGCTTTCAAGGGCGCAGTCATGGCGTTCGACATGAACAAGGAGTCCACAGCACAGGACAACGCCGAAGACGAAACCGATTCACAGGGAGAGACGACTGGCGGAAGCGAAGCCGGGTCGGATCTCAGCACGTCCGGCGAACTCAAGGACAACGCCGAGTTCGAGGCCGAGACCAAGCGCGACCGTGAGCGTCGCGGACAGGGGGTATAGCCATGGCAGTCCAGGCACGGAGAGACATAGACACAACCCCGTTTATCCTCTTCTCGTACCCTGCGGTACGCAAGGACAACGGAGTCTTGCTTCAGGATGGGGGTCGCGCCGTACCCCTCGTATCATTTACGCTCCTGGCAAAGGTCGCGGCCAGCGGTAAGTTCGTTCCCTTCACGGACGAGACGGCCGTCGACGGTACGGCCATCCCCGCCGGCATCTACATCGGCGACGACGTTGCGGCCGCCGACCTCGTGGCCGGCGACGTGATAGACGCGCCTGTACTCCTGTTCGGCGCGAGGTTCGCCGACGATAAGCTCGTGATAGAGAACGCCAAGACCCTCGCGACGATCATCGACGTCGGCACTGTGAACGCGAGGACGGTCGAGGACGAGCTCATCAGTATCTCACTGATACCCGAGAATGTCATTGACATCTCGAACTTCGAAAATACATAGGAGGAGGCTGAAATGACACCCATCGCATCAGACCAGTTTTCAAGGTTTTTCGTCGAGACATTCGACGAGAACCAGATCGTAGCCGTTCCTCTGGGTTTCCAGGCCTTCTTCGGCGATGGTCCTTCACGGACAGTCGTGAGTCCGGATGCTGACACGGTCGAACTGGATATCCTCAGGGCGAACGGAGAGCGTCTCGCCGCGCTTGTACACAGGGGCATGAGTTCCGACGATGTCTCGCGTCAGGCGAACGCGCTCGCAAGCAAGTACACGAACATCGTCCGCAAGTATCCTCTCATCGAGGAACTCGGAAACATCAACTCGAACAAGCTGGGCGAGAGGCGTCCCGGCGAACAGCCGTTCTCACAGCGGTCGCGTCTCGACCGTAACAGGGACATCGCGCGCGAGATACTAATGGATCTCGTAATGAAGACCATTCGCACGAACGAGTTCCTGGCCGCACAGTCCATATTGACCGGACAGCAGCCGGCCATATTGAACACCACGAACGCCGACCTCATCTACGACTTCCTGAGGCTTGCGACCCATTTCGTAACCGTCGGGACCGGATGGAACCAGGTGGGCGCGACGATCATGGACGACATAGACGGCGCTTGCGACCTCATTGAGGAGGACGGCCATGCCGAGCCGAACTTCCTCGGCATCGGCGGTGACTCCACGGATGCCATGATCAACGATGCCTCGTTCCAGGCGCTGGCGGATAACAGGCGCATTGAGCTCATCGAGGTCTCGACGAACTTCCCCGTCCCGCCCGAGTATGCCAGGTTCGTACAGGCCGGATGGATTCCTCGCGGGAGGCTCCGCACCACGCGCGGCCGTGTCCTCTGGATATTCAACTACAACCGCAACTACACGGATCCCACAAGCGGACTGAAGGTAAGGTTCCTTCCCAATGACCAGGCTTTCGTTACCGACATAGGCGCGCGGAGAGACAGATACTACGGTCCGCCCGACAGGTTGCCCGTCACATCCGACGAGGCCGCCTGGTATCAGGAAATGTTCGGGTTCTCCATGACGGCCCCCCCGATGCCTCCGAAGGTTATAGCATCGGGAGCCCGGAACATAGTGCGCCCGGACGTGTTCTTCTCGGACGCCTACCGTTCGCCCGACAAAAAAACCGTGGTCTTGAGGGTACAGAACGGCCCTATCTATCCGACCACACAGACCGACGCCCACGTGACTCTCGACGGGCTGATCACATAGGAGGCGGACGATCATGTCAACGAATGCATACTGGCTGGATGAGAAATTCCAGCTAAAGATAGGCAAGAAGTCGATCGCATACGGCGAGGAGATTCCCGAGGCCATGATGAAGAAGATTCATCCTGCGACCCTCGATAAACTCCGCGCGGAGAACAAGATCGGCTCCATGCCCAAGCCCGGGAGACTTCCGGGTTCGGCCGAGCATCTGCGGAAGATAAAAGAACTTGAGGACATAGTGGTCAAACAGAAGAAACAGGCCGCTCTCGTTCCCGGTCTCCAGGAGGAGCTCGGGAAGACGAAGGATGCCCTCGGCGAGATCGCAAAGAAGCTTAACGGCCAGATGAACGGTCTCAAGGTGGAGAACGACGGTCTCAGGGAACAGCTCGAGACCAAGGACAAAGAGATTACCTCCATGAAGGAAAGCGCGGACAAGGTCGAAAGCCTTGAAAAGGACATAGTCGACCTCAAGGCCTCCGGCGAGGACAAGGACAAGGCGAATGCGACTCTCAAAGAGTCCGTCAAGATTCTGGAAGAGGACAAGAAGGCCCTTCAGAAAAAGGTGAAGGCCAATGGCTGACACTCTCGCCGATAGGGTCTTGAAAAAAGGAGTATGCATCGGTCGCAGCCGCAAGCAATACAAAGCCGGCACGAAGCTCTCGGATATCCCTGAGGATATCCGGGAGCTTTATACGGACGACAAGCTGAAGAAGATGTCCGAAGTGCCGCCCAAGCCCAAGGGCAACGCGAAGGCCAAGACCGCACCCGCGTCCTCGGCACACTCCAGCGGTTCAAGTCCCGATAAGGATGCCCCCAAGTGAGTATAAGGCAACTCGTAGAGGGTGACCTGGAGTCCACGATGGAGGACGCCGACGGGTTCGGTATGCCGGTGATTCTCGTGAGTCCGGATGCCGAACGCATTGAGACAAGCCAGATCACGGGAGAACCGCTGGCCGGTCAAGTGCTGTACGACACGGTACGAATGGACGCTGAGTCCGGCGCTGACGTGATAACCGAGGAACCGATTATCACATTGCGCCGGGCCAGCCTTTCCCGTGTCCCTGCATCCGGCGAGAGATGGTTCATTCAAATACCGGGAAGTCCACGGGCCGGCGCTCCCCTTGTCAATTACATGCTCGACGGTTCACGTTCTGTCCAGGGAGGCCGGTCCATCGGGTTCATACGGTTGTATCCAAAGAGGGCGGACCAGAAATGATAGAGATGGAATTCCAGCGTCTCGCCAAATCCATCGTTGATGACATTCTGGGCGCGAACGAAGAAGGCCGGTTCCGGACAGTGGGGTTTCAGCGACAGGATACATCCGCCGAGGAGAACCTGGACAATGACAGGTCTATCCAGGTTTTTTATTCAGCCGGGTCATTCCCCAAATCCGCCTCAAGATATACGGGGCCCGTCCAGCACGATATGACTTTCAAACTGGAATTCACGGTAGCCGTCGCCTCCAAAGGCGACGTAGCGACGGTCGTCGACGAGGCCTCGACCACGGACGAGGTCATAGCGGCGATAAGGACCTTCCAGAATGCATCGGCTGAAGCCGACAAGCTAATGGACGAACTGTTCGCCATTGTCTACCAGATACTCATGGACGGAAATAATGAGGACATGGGTCGCCCTCAATATACGGTCGCTAACAGATGGGTCGACGACTTCCAGAAGAACGATCCCATAGAGCAGGGTGAGTATTCCATTCTCACGGCCGCCGCCTTCCTCAAATGCCGTGTCAGCGAGGAACTTACGGGCGATGAGGGTGTGGCCGCTACTGAGGGCGTTGACGTAGATTTGAATATAAATGAGGACACGACCGCCGAAACAGCGGTTAAGGTCCAATAAAGGAGGACATCATGCCACTTGATGCTCAGTCCAGGGCGGTAGGAGTCGGCGCGGGGGCCGATAATACGCCCTTCCAGGTAACGGCCGAAAATGTGCCGAGCAAAAACCTGCTTATTGCCACATACGACCCCGCGATATTGACACTGGCGGACAACGTGCCTCTGCTCGTCCTGAGTCCCGAGGACGTGGCGGACAGGACGGGTCAAGGTTTCCCGCTTCACAGACTGGCGATCAAATCCTTCGCCGGCTCTTCAGGGATAGAGACGTGGATAATTCCACAGCCCGAGGACGGCGGCGCCGTCCAGGCAGCCGGCGAGATCGACTTCACGGGTTCGGCCGGTGTGCTTGCCGGTACACTCGCCCTCTATATCCATAACGTCCGGGTCCCCGTCGCTATTGTCGCCGCGGACACAGCCGCGATCATAGCGACAAAAACCGCCGCCGCCATCAATGCGGACAATGACCTGGGAATAACGGCGGCCGCAAATCTGGACGCCGTGGACATAACCGCCAAGGCCGGCGGTACATGGGGCAACGATATCACGATCCTGTTTAACCTCGGGTTTGACGAGGCACTCCCCACAGGCGTCGTACAGGCCACGACACCCATGGCTACGGGCGCGACGAACCCTGACATCTCTGACGCCCTGAATGGCCTTGGAGTGGACGACGACGCGAACGAGGCACTCTTCACACACATGGTTCACGGCTACGGACAGGAAACAGCCGTACTCGACGCCATCTCCACATATGTCGGCGAAGGAAACGAACTCGACGGCCTCTACGACAAACTCGTGGCAAGGCCGTTCACGGCCATGACAGGCGATACGGACCCGGGTTCAGCCGCATTGACCGCCCTCATTGCACTCACGGACCTCCGGAAGCTGGACAGGGCGAACTCCATTGTCGCCGTACCCGACGCCCCTGACCATCCCTCGGAGCTTGCGGCGCTGACCATGGGCGAGATGTCGAAGACGTCAAACAACCGTCCCGAGGAGTCCTTTGAGGGGATAGTCCTTTCGGGTGTGCGCCCTGGCGATAAGGCCGACAGGTGGACGTCCGACTATGACAACCGCGATCTTGCCGTGAAGTCCGGCATAAGCCCGACAAAGGTGGAGAACGGCGTGGTCATACTGCAGAACGTGGTCACGTTCTACAGGCCTGACGCTGTGCCTGTTGATTCGAACGGTTACAGGTCGGTCCGGAATATCAGCATTATCCGGAACGTACTGAACTCGGTCAAGGCCACGTTCAGTACGGAGAAATGGCAGGGGATATCCATAGTGGCGGATGTCTCGAAGGTCACGAATATCACGAGCCGGCAAAAGGCGCGCTCAGTGAATTCCGTCATAGACGAACTCCTGAGCCTCGCGCGCCTCTGGGAGAACAAAGCCTGGATATACACGGCCGCTTTCACTATCGAGAGGCTGAAGGCTACGAACCCGTCTCCCGTGGTTATCAGGGACGGCTCGTCAGGGTTTGACGCGACAGTGGATATCATACTGTCGGGCGAGGGCGGTATCCTTGATACGCTCGTCCGGTTCGATACAAGCATTGCCGTTCTGACGGCGTAAGGAGGTAACTGATATATGCCACCTGTCACAGGCACACCCAGAGAGATACTTCTCGACGGGACGCCATTTGATGTCAAGGCGGACGCTGACATTACGTTAAACCCCGTGTCGTCAGAGAACGAGGGGATTCCGACGTCGGGACGGACTTTCAAGAAGGTAACGAGGAAGAATGCGAACGCCGAGAGCATACCGTTCGAGATAGAGACTGTAGAAATGGACCTTCTCGCCGAGCTCCACGAGAGGACAGAGCCTTTCCCCATCTCTATCACGTTCGCTGACGGTTCCACCCACAGGACGACAGGGTGGATAAACTTCGAGAACTACACAAGTGCAGACGGGACAGCTCCTATCACGGTAATTCCAGACCGTTCGGTCGATCCGTGGGAGCGTTTCGCCGTATCGTAGACGTTCGATAACCCCATGGGGCCGGCCGGTTTATTCCCCCGACTGGCCGGCCCCTTTTCAGAAGGAGGAATCATGCCTGAGAAAGCATCCGCAACAACAACGAGTGACAAAGTATCCTTAGAAACAGCGAAAGCACAGATCGACTCATTACTGAAACACTATGACCTCGAACCCGATGATATCGCCATCGACCAGGGACCCGAGGCCATGCAGACCATCATGAACGGCCTCGTCAAGTCCGTCCAGCACGGCCGTCTGGAGATCAACACAGAAGGGAAATTCCAGGTTATCCAGACCCTCGTGAATGTGTCTGAGGATGCGACGATAACGGAAGTCGAATACAGAGAAGTCAGCGGAGCTTCTGCCCTGTCTATGGACCAGAAGAAGGGCGAGAACGCCAAGCGGTTAGCGTTCCTTACGAACCTGACAAGGATTCCCGAGAAGGAACTCAAGAAGCTCAAGGGCGTAGACTGGGGAACCATGAGGAGACTTGCCGACCTTTTTTCGGTAGGCTGAACCGTGTGGATGAGATGAACGCCGCTCTTTTTCACATGCGCCAGGCTATTCCCGTCATAAAGGCAATGGGTTATGCCGAGATGAATTACTGGTACAGTATACACCAGAGCATACAGGCCGAACATAAAAAACAGGCTGACGCATTGGCCGCAAAACTGGGTCTCGGAGGAAGTAAATAAATGGCGTTTGCCGTCAAGACCATATTTCAGGGCATAGACAAGATCACAGGGACATTCGCGCGCATGGAGCGCGCGGCCACGAAATTCGGTCGCAAGTCGGGCAAGGCCTTCAAAGAGGCATCTGTCGGGGCCCGTGCCTTCAGGTCCGTAACAAAATCCATACTCGCCTCGGCCGCGCTTATCGTCTCGTTATCCACGCTTACAGCGGGACTCGGGACGGTAACGCGGGAATTTATATCATTCGATCAGGCGGTGACGGCTGCCTCCGCCAAGTTCAAAGGCCTCGACCTTGCGACTCAGGCCGGTCAGAAGACGCTACTGAGGCTCAAGAGGACCGCCCGGGATGTAGGGGCGGCCACGCAGTTCTCGGCCGGAGAGGCAGCTCAGGGACTTGACTTCCTCGCACTTGCGGGGAAGAACGCTGAACAGGCCATGCTTTTACTACCGGGTGTCGTGGACTTGGCGACGGTTGCGAACATAGACCTCGGGCGCGCGACGGACATAGCGACCGATTCCCTCGGGGCCTTCGGTCTTGAAACCGAAAATACTATCCAACTGCAGAAGAATTTCTCGCGCATAAACGACGTCATGGCGTTGACCATGTCCAGGACGAACACATCCATAGAGGACATGTTCGAGGCCGTCAAGAAGGGGGCGCCCACATTTACCGCCGCCGACCAGTCCATAGAGACATTTAACGCACTTCTGGGTGTAATGGCAAACGCAAGCCTTAAAGGTTCCGAGGCCGGCGTGTCCCTCAAGAATGTCATGCTTAAACTGGCCAATGCCGCGCCCATCGCACAGAAGACCCTCGATAAACTCGGAGTAGTTACAGCGGATTCACAGGGGAATTTCCGTGACGTGGTCGATATCCTTGCCGACATGGAGAAGGGATTGGCGGGAATGGGTTCCGCACAGCGAACAGCCGCTATTGCTACCATCTTCGGAGCCCGTACAGTCACGGGTATAAACATCCTTCTCAAGGAAGGTACGGAATCAATAAGGGGATTCAGGAAGGAATTACTGGGTGCGGCCGGAGCAAGCCAGAGAATGGCGGATATAATGCGGAAGTCCCTCGGCAATAGGCTCAAGGCCCTCAGGTCCGCCGCCATTGAACTCGGATTTAAGCTGTTCGAGGCGTTTGAAAAGAGGGGGGGCAATGCCATAGACAAGCTGACAGAGGCTATAAGGAACTTTGACCCCCAACCTATTATCAACGGAATCAATATAGCCGTCAAGGTCCTGTCCGCATTGTTCGCGATCATACAGCCTTTTATTCCCATAATGCCCATTCTTATAAAGGGATGGCTGTTATATGCCGGGGCGCTCAAGGCCATTCAGATAGCCACGCGCATACAGGCGTTCATATCCTTCTTCCTCGTCCTCCGCAAGATGATCGGGACAGTGGCCATCCTGAACGCAACATTTGCGGCGAATCCCTTAGGCGCCATTATATTCGCGGTGACGGCCGCCATAGCCTTATTCGTCATTCTGGAGAAGAAGTTCCAGCTATTCTCGAACGCCTTTAAATTCTGGAAGAACCTGTTTATATCGGGCATCAAGTTCCTTGACGCTAAGATTCTGGCATTCATAGAGTCTCTGAATAAGGTATTCTCGTTCTTCGGTCTCCTTGGGGAGGAGGACGAGGCCGCCCTTCAGGCCAGGCGCGAGGCCCCTAATAAAGAGGAAATAAGGGCCGGTCAGGAAATCTCCTTCAGGGGACGTCTGGACATAGCGGGTGCGCCCGAGGGGTCGACCGTCGAGTCCGAGACCAGGGGCGCGCCGAATATTGACGTCGCATTATTGGGAGGCGCATAATGGGATATCTTGACAGGCTGAGAGAGACGCTCGAACTCACGTCACCCGAAGGAAACCAGTTCTCTACCCTCTGGAAGAAGGACCCGCGCACCCGCTCAAAAACGGTCGGGGTCTTCAAATACCCAAGGGTAAGGGGCGTCACAACCCAGGACTTGGACGTGGGCGGGACCTCATGGCCTCTCACGCTGTTTTTCGCCGGCGACGACCACGACCTGGAATCAAAGCGGTTTATGGACGCCGTGGACGAGCGAGGCCTCTGGCGCGTGGTCCATCCTGTACGTGGTGATCTCGACCTCCAGCTCCTGTCCGCGACGGAAAACATGGACCCCATAACTTCCGGACCCTTTACACAGATAGATACGGACTGGCTTGAGCCCCTGATCACAAATGTAGTTCCTACGTCCGCCCAGCTCCGGTCCGATGTGGTCTCACAGGTCGACGATGTCAACGAGGTCTCGGGTGATCAGCTCGAGGCCGTCGTGGTTCAACAGACAGCCTCGGAGGTCTCGGCCTTCAGGAGCGCAGTCAATACCGTCGTGTCCACCGTCGAGAACACTCTCGAAAAGGTTTCGGCAGCATCAGCGGACATAACGGCTCAGATGAACTCTATCAAACGGGGAATAACGGACGTCCTCGCAGTCGTACCCATGGACATACTGGCCACGGCCGCACAGATACAATCGCTCGTGCAACTCCCCGGGCTTGTGGTCACGGACATAAACGCCAGAATAGAAGTATATGGAGAATATGCTCAACAGATGTTTAACCTCAGTCCCGACTCGGCAAACAATGCGGGGCGGAACATTGCGGCCGTCAAGGAGCTCGCACTCGTCTCGGCCGTGGCCGCCGTAGCACAGGTAACGGCGACGGGCGAACTCACGTCCAGGCTTCAGGCTGTCGAACTCATGGAGTTTAACGGTGAATATCTGAACGACATCGTCGACGATCTCGACCTGACTCAGGAACAGTTCGGGGACCTGACGATAGACAGGCAGTATTTCTCGCAGTCCACGAGCTTCCCGCAAGTGGCGCTCATCACAGCCCAGACTCTGGCGTACCTGTTGCGCGCGGGTTTCGACCTGGCCATCGAGAAGCGGTTCGTCCTCGACCGTCCGCGCGCGCCAATAGAGATAACTATCACGGAGTACGGGAGTCTCGGCGAGGACGATGCGAACTTCGATCTCTTCATAGATTCCAACTCTCTCAAAGGAAACGATATCCTCCTACTCCCCGCCGGCCGCGAGGTCGTGGTTTATGTTTAAGGTTAGTTTATTTTTTCGCTGGTTTGATCTTTGGATTGGAATATATATTGATGTTCCAAATAAGACAATCTATATCTGTCCTATTCCTATGTTTGGAATTAAACTGAGTTGGGATAGATGAGTTTAAAGGGGGAAAAAGCAACTGAATGCATTCGGGACGGTTGCTTAAATCCTACGTTGAATACTAGCGGAGTCTGTATGGTATGTGAATGGGAGAAAAAACAAAACAAGTCGAAGAAACCAGGCAACGGCGATACGCCCCCTGAATCGTCGCCGACCCCCGAACCCCATGATATCCCGGGAATGCCCATTGAATCCCATGCAAAACCCATTGATACCCATGATATCCCTGAAGTTGACGCCTCAAGCCCACGGATAGCTGGAGACACGCGCTTCCCTGTTCTGTCATGCGAGGCTATTAGTCTCACTCAACCGAAAGCAAAGGCATTGCTTGAACTCAATACATACGAAGCTCAACGCAAACTGAAGGCCCGAAACCTCCGCGACCTTGAGGCGGCTATCTCTGAAGGCAGATGGAGAAGCACAGATATTTCTATTGCAGTATTTCCCAGTGGACGAGAGGTAATCGTCAACGGACAACACACGCTAACGGCTTGTATTAATACGACCAGGCATATATTTGTCCTCGTACTACGGTACGCTGTACAGGACGAACACGAACTCAGCGAACTATACCGCACCTTTGACCTCGGCCGTGGCGCCCGGAGTATCAGCGATGCAGTGAAGGCCGAACTCAAAGCCAATAAACTGAAATGGCCGCTCCTCATAGCAAGCCTCATTACATCTGCGGCCGCATGTATTGAGACAAATAATTTCCGCCATAATCTGGGCAAGGCCCGACAGTCCGCGCTCGTGTGTAAGTATAAAGAACAAGGGGGATTTATAGTCACTCTATACGAGGAGAATAGAGACGGGTTCCGGCATCTGCGCCGTGCTCCGGTTGTCACGGCCATCGTGCGGAGTTATATGATTTCACCCGATACCGCCTGGACATTCTGGTCAAATGTCCGCGACGGTATTAATGGCAAATCATGCCCGAGTCAAACGCTTCGTCGATACCTCATGGACCAGCCTGAGACGTGGGACCGCCAGGCACTCTATAATAAATGTGTTGAGCACTATAACGA